TCATCATGACCACAAATATTACTCAAACTACCAATGCTGCGAAAAGAAATGCGGCCATTCCATTTTTGTCCCAAAGCCGGCTGCCGTTACGGCACCTTCCATGTCGAAGCTGTCCGGGAAAACCGATTTCAAGCGGATGCGCTATCCTGTGCATGTCATCCTGACGGCATTGTCAATGTTTTATTTGGGTAAGAATTCTTTCCGTAATATTGCTCTGATTCTGCGAGCCGTTATGAATATTCAGGTTTCTCACACTACCATCAGCAACTGGTGCACAAAATTCGCGCCTTTGTTTCAAAACATCGCACTTGAACTGATGCCAACGTTAAATTTCAACTCCGACGAGTGGCACGCGGACGAAACAGTTGTGAAAATTCATGGTATCAAGTACTACCTCTGGCTTATTGTTGACAGTGAAACCCGCTTTGTCCTCGGTTTCCATCTTTCCAGGCACAGAGACAGCCCTCAGGCTTTTTCCTTACTGAATTCCGTTAAACATCTCGGCAAACCAGCAGCTATTGTCACCGACCGCTACAGCGCCTACAAAGTTCCTGTAAAAGCAGTACTGGGAGTCAGGCATATCCGCGTCCAGAGCTTCCGCGACGACATCACCAACAACCTGATCGAATGCTTTAACAAACAGTTCAAGGCATGGTACAAAACCAAACAGGGATTTTCTTTCTTCCTTATCCTTTCATGTTTACTTTACACAGTCAAAAGAACAATATAAATAGATAAATAGAAATTTTGGCGAGTTTAAGCGGATCTAAATATGGGCTGGAGCAGTGTCTAAGGTTATAATGGTAATCCTGCTCATGGACACAAGGCACTCGATCTTACAATGATATCAGAGCTTATCTGCATTTCCGGCAGATTGTGACACCAGACATACTCGGCCTTTATGTTATCATCTCCGGTACATCAGCTCTGTCCACCTGGCGGTTCTTGGTATCCAGCTCATCTGTGTGAGCAGCCACATAGTCTTCTGCTGCCTCAAACAGCTGATTGTAAAAGGTATTCTGTAAATGAGCGGATATTTGACATAAACTCTCCTTAACAGCAAAACGTAATAACATCGTCTATAAGCCATAATATTCTTCCAAGAAAAATTATGCATCTATAAGTAGCATCTGATCAAAGACCGCTTCATTTACTACTTTTATACATTCATCCAGATGTTTCTCTATGTCCTTTCCCCAGAACCGGAGCACTGTCCACCCTTTCCCATAAAGAGTGCGGTTTACTTCAGAATCCCGTTCCATGTTCCGAGTGATTTTGCCATACCAGTATTCGCTGTTACTGCCCCGAAGAATTCTCTTCTCGAGTTCCGGCCAGTCTTTTCCATGAAAAAATTCGCTGTCGCAGAAGATGGCAATTTTATATTTCATCAGGACTATATCCGGCTTTCCGGGAAGTTCCTTATAATTCTTCCTGTAGCGATATCCCTTATGCCATAATGCTTTCCGCAACTTTACCTCTATGCCTGTATCCTTGGATCGAATATGCTGCATATTTTTACGGCGTTGTTCGGGAGTTAAATCATCCATTATCGACTGAGACCACCTTTACTCTGCTCTTCCTGTAAGAAAAGCGGCTGCCAGGCTTTAGACCTATGATGCTTTTGGGAGACGTCCTAAGAAGCGACTTTCCAAGATAAGTACCATGTTCGTCAACAGTCATAGGAATATTCTGGCCAGAATCAATCATCTTTACTTTTATTTTTGATCCGGCCTTTATGGCAGGAAGAGACATAACATAGTCAAGGCATCTCTTGCACAGATCATAGGCATTATATGATGATAGGGCATCCAGCACTTCTATACCACAAGCCCTATTTACTTCTGCAAAATATGCTCTGGTATCAGCTCTACTTATGTCTCCATATTCTTTTAGAACCCTGAGTGCCGCCAGAAGAAAAGTTTTATTTCTTGCCAAGGTACGTTCTGTTGCTGCCACAAAGCAATCCTGCTTACTCAGAAAGTATCTAGTCATTTCGTAAGGGTCTGAATTATCCGCATCATAAGTAAGCACTGCACTCCAATACAGTCTTGCTATTCCCTGTCTGACAAAGGCTTTCCCATTGGATGCTCCAAAAAAGTATCTGGTATTTATCCGGCTATACTGCTTTCCTGCACTGGAAGCGCTCTCCTTGGTTTCATCTGTCTGGTCTGGAATCTCAATTGGCCATCTCTTAACCATATAAGTATAAAAGTCTTTATGTGTAAGATATGCCCAAAGCCTTAGGTCAGCCGCCAGTCTGGGGTTAAGAGTATCTTTTAATGCATCATATAGCGTTGCGGCATTTTCAGCGTCTGTTTCTGGTCCTCCTGGTTTCAATTCAACATCGGGAACTGCCAGACCGGTTGATCTATAATAATTCAACTCAGATTTATCCGAAAAATACTTATCAATCCATACTTTCTCGTCGGCATATTTTTTCATATTCTGAGAGATATCAGATTTCAGCTGTTCAAGAGCATTTTTCTTTAAAATATTTAACTGCATAACAACTTTTCCCCCTCAGACGACCGTAACTGACCAGGATTCCAAATCCAATATTGCCTTATCCATTCCACCCGTTAATTTTTGAGCAGTCTGAAAAGGAGACTTCAGAAGCCGTTCATATTCTTCCTGATCGCCACCGGCAATCTGAAAAACAGACTGTTTAATTGTTTTTGCCCACGCATAGGAGATATACGTATCCTCATCTTCATCCAAAAGACGAATGCTCTCAGTAACTGCAGGCAGATAAACAAGCATGCTTAAAACAGAATATTTTTCTTTAGTAACCTGCATATTTAAATAAGCATTTTTTGTTTTTTCCGGAACATAAACCATAATAGATTGGTTTTCAAAAGAAAAAGTCATGTCCTTCTGTCCAGGTTCCGTCGCTACACTTATTATAGGATCACCTTTTTTTAAAATATCATCCGCATAATCTGCATCAAAATACTTTGCCTCACCAATAGCAAGCGGGTCGCCAGGGTGAATGACAATTTTCAGGCCATCGTACTCCTCAGTGAAATCTGAAGACCTGAAATCATCTATCTTTTTATCTGCTGTAATGACTGGGCAGAAATATACTCTGTTATGTACCTCCGCAGTGCTTAAAGAAAATTTATCCTCACCTACTTGAACGGGTTGTATTTTTCTCAGCCAGGTTGACTCACACTGTATGTTTATCCCAAGCTGTGCTGTTCCGTCCTCTACCAATGCATTGACATCATTATTTTTAATATCGATATTTGTGTGGAACACATATCTGTCCTTGTCAGGCGTAACGGAAATGACCGCATCAAAAGTAGATAGTTTATAATCTACCGGCTCAGGCTTAAGTACAGGAAACGGGTAATCTGTATTACAGTTCACCATATGCACTCACCTCCAGCCTTTCCCGTCTGTTCCCACGAAGTCTTATTTCAACAATATTTTTATCTCCAGCTTTAACAGAAGGAACAACTACGCAATCTTCCTTAATGTCCAGAACACTGTTATTCATCTCAGCATCAGTAACATCTGCTGTTTCACTACTGCCGTCATCTCCGATTACATTAAGTGACAGGCGAAGATTTGAGACATCTTTATCAGATACAAATATAATCTTGAAAACTCCCTTTTCTTCATTAAATGGTGTCTTTATAGACCGAAGTGTAATTGAAGATATCGATTTCTTTTTATGACCACTCTTATTATTTCGATTATTTCGATGCTCGTCTTGTCTTTCCTTCCGCACTTTCTTTTTCCTTGTTTTCTTTCCCCTTCCATTTGAAGGGCGGCTCAGATCTCTTGACTTCTGTACATTCGATTTGGAAGTAAACAGTTCTATCGGCTCAGGTGAAGCTGTCATAAATGCATCTTCTTTATCTTCCTCAGAAGAGCCTTCTCCCTGGCTTACAAGGAGGTCATTGACACCATATGCCTTTATTTCATTTTCGTCACTCTGAGGCATTTTTGATTTAACGAAATCCAATATCAGCTTATGGATACTACTGATTATTGACTTAGCTTTAGCTTTCTCTTCTGAATAATTTGAGGGTGACCAGGCATCATGTGATGGATTTTCGCATTTTCTAAGGAAACTCGAGATATTGTCTTCCGGCTTAAGAGAAGCAGCACCATTACCAGTAGCAATAAATACACCTAAGAATGATGGCTGTATTCTGAATTTAGTGTCCTCCCTGATTTTCATGCCGGCTTTACGCATTTCCAGAATACGCCTGTCCTTTACATCTGGCCCCATCAACAGGTAAAGTTCATAGTCTCCCATACTCTTACTCATACTCTTACTCCGATAAGAAAAAGTATCAGTAATATGGCAATGATTTTCGGAGTTATCCGTGACTGCTTTCCAATAAAGCGGTGCTGTGTATTGAAAATTTTCATCATCTACATATTCACTGTTTTTATAATACTCATCGTATTCTGATATTTGTTCTCCAATGTTGTCTTTCCCAATATGGATCTTATTTGAGCCGTCCTCCAACTCCACTTCAAGCGTTCCTTTATAAATGGCATAAAAGAAATATTCCATTACACTCATTGCCATCTGCTGGAGCCAGTCATTATCCTTCTCAAATCCAACTATATAAATATCTGTACCGATCTCCGTCCTTTGAAAAACTGCTGGAATGTCTTGGCCATCTGTTATTGGGAGAACATCTTCACGCTTTGGCTCCCCAAACCGTGCTCTATTAACCCGTTTATTCCCGTCAGCATCACGGAATGTAATAAGGATTGTTTTCCCCTGAAATCCATTATGCCCATCCTCGGTTTTGGTAGAATAAAGGACAGTTCTCAATCTTGTAAAGGTATATGCCGCAAATTTTCCAACTCCCTGAGATCCGCTGGAACCGTCTGACTTATTTGTGGAACTAGATGACTTTACAAGTCCATACCAGCATTTCTCCTGGTTATTTGGATCATCTACTCCCACAAGGCCCGTAGTATTGTAATCGCTTATCTTAAGTACAGGAATCTTTCCAGACTTCTTTAAATGTTCATCAGAATAACCTTTCACCTGGAGCATTTTTTCATGATTATCACCCGTCTTATAGTAATCACAGCATGCATCTATGGTTTCCGCAAGCTGATCAGCTCCAGGGATATCATTCTTGTCAATCTCCATTAAAGTGAACTTCACCTCTACCGGCTGATCTTCTGGTATATAGTTTCCCCGCGCATCCAGGACATTCTGAATGATTTCCTTTGCCAGGCTTGGATAGGGTTGGCTTTTAAACATTCCAATTCCTGTTTCATTAAAGCCGACGTCATCGCCGCTTCCAGCCAAAGGAAAATCCCATCTGTATTTTGTGTTCCATCCGCCCATGCTGACCGCCTTCCTTTATTCCAACGTAAACTTCTCGCTGCTCCCAGACCCCTTTTGAGTAAATCTCTTCTTAGTATCATTCATCTGTGCCTGAATAGCATTGAAGATTTTGTCCACATCCTTCTGCGTGTACTCGTAAGCTCCTGTATTGCTACAGTTGCCCAGCAGATCGAGTGTAGAAAGGATCCTGTTTGTCCTGTTCTCTGCAAGTCTCACAAACTTCTCTCTTTTCGTTTCCTCTGATGTCATTTTCGCACCTCCTAGATGATATATTTTCAACATTCTTAAAATATCTTCGTTTTGCGCCTCTATAGTTTTAGAATATCACTCTCAGAAATATTTGTAAAGCTGTTCTCTAAATATTTTAAAAATATTGATAGTATTCTTAACATATTTTTTATTCCTGGGTCAGAATTGAAAAATACATAAAAATGCCGCCTGCATATTTTGCAGACGGCGCAGATTATTTATCAAGATTTTTCAAAAGGCATTCGGCTATGCCTTTTGCCATAAGAGGTGGAACCGCATTTCCAACCTGTTGATATTGGGAATCCTTTGTACCTTTAAAGATGAACCTGTCGGGAAAAGACTGAAGCCTGGCTGCCTCTCTCACGCTTATCGCCCTGTTGAGGGAAGGATGGATCCACATAGATTTTCTTACATTGGTCACTGTCCCACTAGGCTTGTCAGGGTCAAGTCTCTGATAAATACTGTTCTGCGTTCTTTTGGGATCGGTATAGTTTACTTTTAGTTCAGACTTCAACTTATGGAAATTTTCGCCCACATTAAGTGCTGCGAACCTCTCCTTTGCAAGCTCCCGGGTTTTCGGCCCCAGGTGATTACTGACTCCTTCAGATCCTTCACGCATCATCTTTTCGTAATCAGTAAGTTCATCATCTTCATAAGGGATCATTTTCAGATCTTCAAGTCCGTCTGCAGTATCATAAGCCTTAAGGTCAGAAATTGCTTCTCCGACAGTCACATGCCGGACATTGCTATAATCCTCAGCCACTGGGAAATGAATAGTTTTTTCAGATCCATCAGATTTGATTCCCATCATGATAAACCTTTTTCTCTCCTGAGGGACTCCAAACCAAAGAGAATTCACAACACCTGATTCTGTCACATAAAGGCTGCCAAGGATTTTTTTGACGTAATCAATGACGGCATATGATTTTACTTTCGCTATAATCTTCCCAGACTTCTGATCCTGATGCAGGGTATAGTTGATCTCGTTTTCATTCAATTCATCCATCAGACGGAAGCTTTTCTGGAACCTTATAAATGAGCCAAGCTCATTCATGTGCCCACTGATGCGTTCATTGTCGCTGAGATCGGCTGATATGGTCCCAAGTATTTCAAAATCATCTCCACCGTTTTCCAGGTATCTGTCTATGATTGAAGACAAGTGCCTGCCATTCTTTTTTATAAACTTTGCCAGGCGCCCTTTGTTATTTCGATCCTTAAAAAGCACATTCAAAAGCTGCAGGATCTCATCATCAATCCTGTAGTATGTATTGTCCTCGGCATTTAATATCTCAAAGCAGTCGAGTCCGTCGTAATTTTCGTTAGCGATTACAAGTTTGTCTTCACGCATAGGAATATCAAGCGCCGCTACCTCTTCATAGTCTTTTCGGGAGTCGTAAAACCGATGTGTTTCTGATGAAAGCATACTGACATTTTCCATAACGAATGCTTCAGGTTCGAGCTCACGAATAGCACGGAAATACTCCTTTACAAGAGAATTGTTCTGGCTGATTATATGATTTTTCTGACGGTTTGCATTGGAAAATCCCTGACATGGAGGGCCTCCGATGACCACATCAACTCCTCCTATCCGTTCTGCAAGCCCCTTAAAATCGTAACCACGGACATCTTTTATGATCTGCAGGTTATCACTCCTATGATTAGCCAAATAGGTTGCCCTGGCATTCGGGTTGTTTTCGGCCGCGGCAACTATATCGAACCTGCCAGTCATTTCAAAGCCCAGGCTGAGTCCACCTGCACCGGCAAATAAATCAATCGTTTTTAACATTAAGAATTTCCTCCACATACTTAATAATTCTATCCAAAGAACCGTCATGTATCTGCCGGTCAGCCATATTTCCAATCATCATCAGTAAATCTTCATGTTTAAATAAATACTTCACAATATCCGAAGGAAGTGTGTCGCGTGCCTTTGCTGCCTCGATACGCAGTTTAAGCCCTTCATCCTCTGTCAGGGCTAATGCCGGGACGATTTTATCTATATCCTCATCTGAGAAAGATGCATTGCGGCCAGTCTCGACTCCGCTGATAAGCATTTTAGTTTTACCAATGGCATCCGCCAATTCCTCCTGAGTCTTGTCTTTTGATTTTCTTAATTCTTTAAAGTATTTGCCAAAGCTCATTTCAGTTCACCTTTATATATATGTAAATTTACTTATATATATTTTAGCAAAAATAAAGTATTTTATCAAGCTTTGGAACTGAGATTCTAAGGAACATCTGATTTAATCCGCCCTACCTGTGTAAGAAAGCTTCTGATAGAGTAATAGTATCAAGATGCGGATGGTATGGAGAAATGAAAAAGCAGCAAACTTTTCTTCATGAGTTGGCACATTTGTCTTGATAATTCGTCAAAGCATTCTACGCTGGCTTTTGCAGAGTGCCTTACTCGTATTGATCCTTATTCAGAGAATAAAGAATAAAGGCTTGTCATAAAAATCCTCTTACGTGTTTTTTTGGCTTGTTCTAGTCATTGGTTTTTAACGACAAATGGGACAAAAGATCATATCAAAAGAGAGCAGGCACCATGCAGGAGAAAATTCCCGCAGGGCAGCCTGCTCTTTACGCATTAATGTCAACAGTTACACCGGACTTGAATTCCACCGTAAACTTGTCCGCGTAGACGGTGATTTTCTGAATCAGCCGCTTGACCAGAGTCTCGTCAAATTCAGTGAGTTCGGTCGGCTGAGCGGCGATGAATTTCTGCAACTCGCGGATGCGGCTTAAGGTTTCATCCTGCAGCGTGTTTTCAGATTCGGATTGCTGTTTCTGTGCGCGGAGCCGAAAAATCTCATCTGTGATGGCCTTGTAATCGTCCTGATTGTTTGCTT